CCAACAAACATAGGCGCTCCAACACATTATTTCTATAAGGCTTGATAGAACATGAAACTTGCGATTATACTTACCGGGCATATAAGAACTTGGGAAAAAACAAAAGACAGTTTTGTCAAGTCTTTCTCTAAATTTAATCCAGATGTGTTTGTTACCACTTACGATAAGAAATATGGTTTTGCACCATACATTCGGGATCTAACAAAATATTATGAAGATGAAGATATAGGCGAAGAACAAATTCGGACCATGTTTGATGGTATTAATCTAATTAATCTAACAGTTGATTCTTCTGAAGAGATGGATAAGTATCTTGATAAGATCAAAGATGATATCAAAATCAAGTACGACAACATCGTATCCTTCTATCCTCAATTCTATAAGTTGAAGCGCGAGTTTGATGTGCTGCGCGAGTATGAAAAACTTCATAATTTTAATTACGATGTTATAATCAAGACGCGATGTGATCTTGTATACAATGACTTTAGCGCAGACCTAACACCAAACAATGTGTTAATAGATAAAGGCAATGTCTATCCAAATGATGTTATTCTAATATCTATGCGAAACAACATGGAAAAAATAATTGAATTTATTCCAAATGAGTTTTTCAATCCGAAAAATCCAAATCTCAGTAGCCAATGGCCGCCACATTCAATTGTAAACGCAGCATTTCAAAATGCTAATCTTACTCCTGTGCAGCTTGGTATTGTAGACTACGTTGCCAGAATGAACTTAAACCAAAAATACTGAAGGAAAAATAATATGAACCTGTTAGAAATTTATAATGATATGGGAAAAGATTACAACCACAATCAGGGTTTCACTGATAAGGGTTTACCCTATCATACATACATCTATCTTTATGATAAAGAGTTTAAGTCATATCAGAAAAATGTTAGAATGTTGGAGATTGGCGTTGATCACGGCGGATCTCTTGCTATGTGGAAAAAGTATTTTAAGAAGTATGATATAGTAGGATTCGATCTTCATCCAAATCCGATTAAAGACATGCCATACACTCAAGACCTATTGAACGATAAGAATATAAAACTTAGATTTGGACGTAGTTCAACAGAACGTGATGCTGCTATTGAATTTGAAGATGGTAGTTTTGACATTATCATTGATGATGGATCGCATGACCCGGATATCCAGATCGAAACTTTTAGAGTCTGGTTCTCAAAGCTTAATAAGGGCGGCATCTTCTTCATCGAAGATATTCTAGGCAACCAATATGCCAGAGTTAAGAATGCTGTTGAATACCATCTAAAGACGCTAAATGTGAAGTACGAGCTAGAAGATTATTTGGGAGATCCCTCAAAGCTAGTTCGTGATGATGATAAAATCCTTATAGTGAGACTTAAGTGAGGATTATTTCTCATAGGGGCAATCTTACTGGCCCAGATAAAGATAAAGAGAATACCGAGTCATACCTAATCGAAGCTCTAGAGAGAGGCTTTGATATCGAATTTGATATCTGGTATGTTGCTAGTAAGTTTTGGTTAGGTCATGATTCTCCTCTCAAACCATTTTCGGTAGATGCCCTTCTACAATGGTCTACATTGTATATGAATCAAAATTTCTACGTTCATTGCAAAAATATTTGGGCATTAGAAGAAATGGTAAGAATCAAGAAGAGAAATATAATACCATTTTTCCACGATATTGATCAATGTATTCTTCTCAAAGACAATACTATATGGGTACATCCGAATGCTATCAATTCAGTATCAACAAGAGAAAACTGCATTGCTGTATATTCTACTTGCAAAACAGTGAAGTATGATATAAACTATGATGTAGATTTTGAAAGATTTCATGGAATATGTACTGACTATCCACTCACTTTAAGGAATTCGTTATAAATGAAAGTAGCTGTTATTGGTGCTGCCGGGCATGTTGGATTTCCTTTTTCTCTTGTCTTGGCAGATGCTGGACATGAAGTTATAGGTATTGATCGTAATAGAGCGGCATGTATACAACTATTAGGTGGTTTTGTTCCTCATAAAGAAGAAGGAGCAAAAGACTTATTAATGAGTTTGCTTAATACCAATCGTTTGATATACACTACAGATACCGAGCGTTTGGAAGAGTGTGATGCTGTTGCAATCATGATTGGCACTCCGGTTGATGGAGAAGGTAATCCTCGAGTTGATGATATCTTAGATTTTGTAAGATACTCTCTTGCACCAAGCATTCGTGATAATACGCTTGTGGTTCTTCGCAGTACAGTTGCTCCTGGCACTACAGAACTTATTGAGAAAATCTTAAAAGAAGAATCCTCTGTTTCTACACATGTTGTGTTTGCTCCAGAGCGTGTAGCTCAAGGTGTGGGTATTATAGAGAGCAAAAAGTTTCCTCAACTCATTGGTGCAAGTACAGAAGAGGCATACAACCGCGCGTGTGAGTTATTCAACTTTGTTCCGGAATGTATTTGGTTAAAACAACGTGAGGCTGAGTTTGGTAAATTGATTACCAATATGTATCGTTACGTGACATTCGCTCTTGCTAATGAGTTCTACATGATTGGCACAGATCAAGGTTTAGATGTACACAAAATAATTGATGCTGCTAATAAAGGCTATTCACGTATGGCATTACCTAAACCTGGACCAAATGTCGGCGGCCCTTGTTTATTCAAAGATGGTAAGTTCCTACTTGAAGATGTACATTATCCAGAATTGATTCAGTCTTCATTCTTGATCAATGAAGGTATGCCACAATATATGTTTAAGATGATGATGAATGAGAATCCTAATATCAGCAAGATTGGTATTCTTGGAGCAACATTCAAAGCTGATTGCGACGATGCTAGAAATAGTTTAAGTTTCAAATTCGCAAAGATTTGTAAGAGACACGGCATTGAGTACGCCTTCTTTGATCCATACTTTATGCATCCAGACAACTACTGGCCTTTAGATGACTTGACAGGATTTGATGCATTTATTGTTATGACACCACATACAGTATTTCAAAAGTTCTTCGATAACCATATCTCCAAGAAGCAAGGCACTGTAATTGCTGATGCATGGAAATTTTTAAATCTAAGTAAAGAGACAACAGACGGAGTTTATACAATATGAGAATTTTAGTGACTGGATCCGAAGGCAGCTTGATGCAAGCGGTCATTCCATATTTGCTTGAAAAGGGATATGAAGTTCTCGGCGTAGATAGTTTGTTTCGCTATAACAAAAGAATGGAAATAGCGAAAGGATACGATTTCGAAAAGATGGATCTTACAAACAAGTCCGATATTGATTCTCTAATTGGCAGATTCAAGCCAGACTTTATCATTCAAGCTGCTGCTAGAATTTTCGGTGTTGGTGGATTCAACAAATACTGCGCGGACATTTTATATAATGATCCTTTACTACATGGCAACATTCTTGAATCTGCTGTAAATCATAACGTTAAGAGAGTGGTCTATATCTCATCAAGTATGGTATATGAAAATTGTCCACAAGATATCAATATACCCATGAGCGAAGATATGGTAGATAACTATAAAGCGCCATATACAGAATATGGAATGTCCAAGTTTGTTGGTGAACGTATGTCTGTCGCATTTCAAAAGCAATACGGACTCGACTACACAATCTGGCGCCCATTCAATATTATTACTCCTTATGAAAAGGCTGAGGGTGAAATAGGAACATCTCATGTCTTTGCTGACTATATAAAAAGTATTGTTATTGAGAAACGCAATCCTCTTGAAATTATTGGTGATGGCAAACAGGTAAGATGTTTCACTTGGATTCAAGATGTTGCTAAAGCAATAGCTGATTTTTCTTTTGATGAAGAAACTAAGAATGATGTTTTTAATCTCGGTAATCCAGAACCTGTAACAATGCGAGAATTGGCAACTGTCATTCATTCTTTAGCCCGAGAAAAGAACCTCATTGAAAACTATAATTTGGAATTTGAAACTGTTGCCGATTATCTTAATGATGTTAAGATCCGAATTCCAAATATAAATAAAGCGAGGAATCAATTGAAATGGGAACCGACAAAGAAACTTTATGATAGTATCGATTACTGCTTGGACCATTTGAAGAACAATGAATAATTCCATTTGTAGAAAGGTATGCGAATATGAAGACGATCAAAGAATATGCCGCGGATGCGGCCGGACGGCTGAGGAGATCACCGAGTGGTTCTACGCCACCCAAGAACGGAAACGTGAAATCGCCAAAGCAGCAAGGAAACGTTCCAAAGCCACCAAGGAAGCCAACAAGCAAAGGCAGATGATTTCGCTTGACTTAGCGTGAGTTCCATAGTATAGTATCCATACTGAAACACACACAGAGGAAATCTAATGCCTACTTTTGAACAGACCGTTTACGTTGATGTTGATTTTGGTGACCTAGATGAAGAAGATTTGATTGAGGAAATTGAATCTCGAGGTTTCTTTGTTGTTAGCGAACAACATCATGATATCATTGCGGTTGAATATCATTGGAATCGGGGTGATAAGAAGGAAGCACTCATTCTCCTTGAAAGAAAGTTTCCTGAACTGATTGGCATTTCTAAATTAATTGACTAAATACAAACAATGCGGGATTGGTATATGGGTTGTGCCCTAGCCTTCCAAGCTAGTGAAACGAGTTCGAATCTCGTATCCCGCTCCATTATTATGAGGTATAACATGATCTGGTTTATCGTTTTGACTACCATTATGAGCAACGGCGATGTTTATGCCGAAGTTCAGTTTCCATTAGATCCCCAATACAATAACGAGCAGTCTTGTAACGAATCTGGTATTGCAGTTGTGAACCAGAAGCAGCTTGAACTTGGTACAAATTCTGGCAAGGTGCTTTACACCTGTCAGTCAACTAGTTCGGACACTGTACTCAAGGCCCTTGGAAAGTCAGGAAGCCCAACATAATGGATCACTTTACCTTAGATGAATTTATTGAAAACGAAGATGGTTCTGCTACAATCACTGTGACTATGGATTATGATACTCTTGTAAACTTTGCTAGACTTGGGCTTCTAAATACTTTGAAAGAAGCAGCCGAGAAAGTCTTACATGAAGAAAAAGATTAAGCATTACAAATCAATTTTTATATCCGACATACATCTTGGTAGTGAAGGTTCACAGGCTGAGATTGTCAATTCTTTTCTAAAGAACAGTTCGTGTGATAATCTTTTTCTTGTTGGCGATATCATAGATGGATGGAAGTTAAGAAAGCGTATCTTCTGGCCACAATCACATTCGCTCGTCATTCGTCAAGTTATAAACAAACAGAAACACGGATCAAAAGTTGTCTATCTCACAGGCAACCATGATGAATTTCTTCGTGATTGGTTAGACGTTTATATTGATATCGAATCGATTGAAATCAAAAACACTCACGATTATACCGCAGTGAATGGTAAACGATATCTGGTTGTTCACGGCGATTTGTTTGATGGCGTTCATAAAGTCGCAAAGTGGTTGAGTTATCTTGGAGACAATGCCTATTCTATTTTACTGAAATTGAATCACTATTATAACAAGATCAGGCATATGTTTGGTTTTGGATATTGGAGTCTTTCAGCTTATCTAAAGTCTAATGTGAAAGGTGCTGTTAATTTTATTTTTGATTTTGAAAATACACTGGCCGATTATTGTAAATCTCAAGACTATGATGGTGTAATTTGTGGTCACATACATACTGCTGTGATTAAACAAATCAATGGAGTTGAGTATATGAACTCTGGAGATTGGGTGGAAAGTTGTACTGCATTAGTAGAAAACACCAACGGATCTTGGGAGATAGTACATTGGACTTCAAAAGAATAGTAATCATCACAGACGCATGGGAACCACAAGTAAGCGGTGTTGTTACGACACTAAAGAAGATGGTAGAGTTGGCAACAAAAGATGGATATGACACATGCGTTATTCACCCTGGTCTTTTTAAGACGCAATTTCGATTCAAGGCATATCCTGAAATTCCATTTGTCGTACCTACTGGATTGTCTAAGATGCTTAAACATCAAGAGGGAACAGTATATCATATTGCAACAGAAGGGCCGTTAGGATTAGCTGCTGGATTTATTCTAACGAGTAGAAACAAGAGATACACCACTTCATATCATACCGATTGGCCAAAAGTATTGAAAGATGTTGCTAATGTGCCAAAATGGATGTCTAGAGAATACTTGCGTTGGTTTCACCGTAAGAGAAAAGTTTACTGCGCGACAAAGGCTGTTGCAGAATATCTAACTGAAAACGATATTGGTCGTAGACATATAATGTGGTCAAGAGGTGTTGATCCAACAATCTTTACACCAAGAGTTACAAAAAGCAAAGAACAGCCAATACTTCTATCTGTGGGCAGAGTTTCAAAAGAGAAAAATCTAGATGTGTTCTGTTCATTGCCAGATAAGTATGTTAAGATTGTAGTTGGTGATGGTCCATATAGAAAAGAACTTGAGCAAAAATATCCAAATGTGAAGTTTGTTGGATATAAGTTTGGTAAAGAACTTGCTGAGTTTTATCAAACTGCTGACTGTCTTGTTTTTTCAAGCAAAGCGGATACATTTGGCGTTGTTATGATTGAATCCATGTTCTGTGGAACTCCTGTTGCTGCTTATCCTGTGCAGGGTCCGATCGATATTATCGATAATAAGTATACAGGACATACCGATGAAAATTTAGAAGCAGCACTAGAAAAATGCCTATTGCTTTCTAGAAAGAAGTGTAGTACAATAGCTAATGATAGTTGGTCTTGGGAGGAATCTTACAAGACCTTTGTGAACAATTTAGAGAGAGACAAATGAAAGTTTATATCGGTCCATATTGTAACTGGATTGGCCCATACCAGATCGCAGAAAAGATCCTGTTTTGGATGGACAAGGAGAAAGACGAGCGTGTCCATAACTTTGGCTCTTGGCTCGCTGATACCTGGGTTGGCAATTTCTGTGATTGGATACATAGTAAGAAGGAACGCAATGTCAAGGTTCGTATTGATAAGTATGATACTTGGAATATGGATCATACTCTTGCTCTTATCGTTCTTCCTATGTTGAAGCAACTCAAGGCTACCAAGCATGGTTCTCCGTCTGTTGATGATGAAGATGTGCCTGAGCACCTTCGTTCTATTACTGCTGAACCAAAAGAGTATGAGTGGGATACCGACAGCAACCATCATAGGCGTTGGGAATGGGTCATGGATGAAATGATCTATGCCTTTGAAAAAGAGCTTGATGAAGATTGGGAAGTGGAAATCTATAAGCGTCAGCCTGAAGGTTGGGATGATGAAAAGTTTGCCGAGCGCAAAGCAATCAATGATCGTATCGCAAACGGCTTTCGTCTCTTTGGCAAATATTATCGGGGGCTCTGGGACTGATGAAGTGTAAAATTTGTAATGAAGATGTAGAATGTCATAGCACACTTTTTATGAGTAAAGGTGATTTTTACATTCTTGCTATGTATGGTTCTTTGCATGATATGCGGAGATTTGCTCTTAAGAAAGATAAATATGAAACAGGTGACATTTGTGATTCCTGTATAGATAAACTTTTAGATGATGGTCGCGCGTGGGTAATAGAAGACGGAGTATGGTAACCCTTTAGAAGGAATAGAACTATGACTTATCAAACTATTTCCGAAGAAATTATTAAACAAGCAGCAGAACTATCCGGCCCAGAAAGCAATTTCCATATAGCAATAAAATATGCAGAAGACTATAGACAAGCAGGGCTAAACCCTGTATACTATACTGACGATAGTGAACGGATGATATTCGTTACCACCGAAGAAAAAATGAACGGCACAATATTTAATTAATTGGAGAGTTATATAATGAATGTTCTTGAAACTCAGTTCGTACAACGCGCCTATGACGGCAAGTGGGAAAAGCTTGTCAAGGTTATGGACTATGATAACAAGTGTGTCTATAAGACCGAGAGTGGTAATCGGATGACATATGTCCCTGAAAAGTGGATGACAGTTGGAGTGTTTGATTACATGATGGAGTTGGAATAATGGCCGCTAATGTAAAGATCCTAAGACTTGTTACAGGTGAAGAGTTACTTGGCGAAGTTCTTGATCTGAATAACACAATACAAATTAAGAATCCTGTTCGTATCGTTGTAATGCCTAACAAGGTTGATCCTAAGATTCCAAATGTGGGCTTTGCTCCATGGGCAGAGTTTAGTGATGATAAGACATTTACTATTGACAAATCTCATATTATTGCTATAATCAATCCCATTAAAGAGTTTATCAATCAGTACAATTCCATGTTTGGTGGACTTGTTGTACCTTCCAGTAATCTTATCATGCCAGGAGCTTAAATGAAATCTTTCTATACTAATGTTCAGGTCTACGGTTCCCGTGTCCTGTATCGCGGTGTAGAAGACGGAAGAAAAGTCAAGCGAAGAATTGATTATTTCCCAACCCTGTATGTTCCATCAAAAGAGCATACAGGGTTTACTTCCGTTTCTGGTGAAGCTATGGCTGAAATGAAGCCAGGCAACATCCGCGAAACAAGGGACTTTGTTGAGACATACAAAGATGTACAGAACTTCAAAATCTATGGCAATCAAAAGTATGAGTATGCTTTTATCGCAGACCATTTCAGTGATGATGTGGACTGGGATCTAAGTCATATCAACGTTACCAATATCGATATCGAGGTTGGATCCGAGAATGGATTCCCTGAGCCAGGACAGGCAAGTGAGCCTATCACTGCCATCACATTCAAGAATAATCAAGGCAAGTTTATTGTACTGGGTTGTGGCAAGTTTGATAACAAGCGCGATGATGTTTGGTATATTCAGTGTAGAGATGAGATCGATCTAATCAAGCGGTTCATTGACGAGTGGGCAGACAACTATCCAGATATCGTTACTGGTTGGAATGTTGAGCGTTTCGATATTCCCTATCTCGTTAATCGTATTCGTAATGTCCTTGGTGAAGATGCTACAAAGCGCCTATCTCCTTGGATGATTGTGAATGAGCGTAAGATCCGCGGATATAATGGCGCAGAAGAGCAAGCCTATGATCTAATGGGTATTGCTATTCTTGACTATCTCGCAATGTATAAGAAGTTTGCTCCTGGTGGTCAGTCTCAGGAATCATACAAACTTGATGCTATTGCCAATGTAGAAGTTGGTGAGCGTAAGCTTTCGTATGAAGAGTATGGTAATCTTCATACTCTCTACAAAGACAACTATCAGCTATTCATTGAGTATAACATCAAAGACGTTGAACTGGTAGAAAAGATTGATGATAAGATTAAACTGATTGAACTCGTTCTAACTCTTGCGTATGATTCAAAGACAAACTACATGGACGCATTCTCTCAGGTGCGTATGTGGGATGCTATCGTATATAATCATCTCCGTAAGAAGAACATCGTGGTTGATCCTATCATCAAGCACCATAAGGATGAAGCATATGTTGGTGCTTTCGTTAAGGATCCAATCCTTGGCATTCACAAGTGGGTTGCTTCATTCGACTTGAACAGTTTGTATCCACACTTGATCATGCAGTACAATATCAGCCCAGATACTATCATTGAACCCGACCATTATGATTCTACCTTGCGCGAGTTTAATATAAACAAAGTCTCAATTGACGGTCTGCTCAATCAAGAAATAAATACAAGTATTCTAAAGGCTGCAAATGTAACTCTAACTCCCAACGGTCAGTTCTTCACAAAAGAACGCCATGGGTTCTTGCCCGAAATTATGGAGACAATGTACAATGACCGC